GTTCGGGCGGTTTCGAAAAATTTTTGGAGGACCCCCCCCCATTTTTGGGCGGCGCCGACGGTCTCCCCGGACTGCGTTCGCGCGGAGAGTCATGCGCTGCGCACCACAAAATCTAGCGACTGCGTTTAACGATCGTCACAAAGCGAGCTATAAGGCACGGACATGATTAGCGGGAGGGCTCGCAGCATGACGATCGAGACACGCGAGGGGGTAGGGTATCTCAATCGCGCCGGCCCTGCCGGGCCGCCGCCGCGCGCCCCCGCCCTTGGCGGGACCGCGCCGGTCACGCCAGGGGCCGCACATCAGGGACGCGGCAACGCTGCGCTCTACATGCTGGACAGGATCGCGGCACAGGCGCGCACCGCGGTCATGACCCGCGAGGATGTGACGCCGGAGATGGAACCCCTATCCCCCTCCCTCCCCTCCGGCGACGAGCTCGCGGACAGCGAGTTCGACGATGACGAGAATGAGGATGTCGCGCCGGACCTGGAGCCGTTCGATCCCTCGATCGAGAGCGCCTTGCGTGCGACCGCGGAAGAAAATGCGGACGGGTCCGTGACGATCACACCGGAGGAGGGCGAGGAGATCGTCGGCGTTGTCGAGGACGATCACGGCGATGTCGAGGTCCTGATCGAAGACACCGGCGACGTGCTGCTGACGGCGCCAGCGCTGAACATGCCGCGTCCGCCGCGCCGGGTGGCGCGCGCCCAGGTCGAGGAACACGACGACGGCTCGGTCACGATCACGCCGGACGAAGGCGAGGTCCTGGACGTGTCGGAGATGGGCGACGGGGATCTTGCGGTTCACGTCGAGGAAGAGGAATAAGCGTCGCCGTCGCGGGGCCTTAGCCGCCGCGGACAAAAAAAAGGGGCCGACGAACCGGCCCCGAAATTGGGGTCTTTAGCCTTCCCCAACGCTCGTTCACCCAAGCGGGGTTTTACTCGCTTCGAGCGGAGGATGGCAAGATTGGCAGACCCTAACCACCTGGCCGCCGAGGCTGCGCCGCGCACCACGGGGCCGCTGCCGCGCCGCATCATCAAGGAAGCGTTCCTCGATCACGTCGACGAGTCCCGGTTCTCGAGGTTTGTCGCGTCGTCGAACCGCATCGACCGTTACGGCGACATCATCGAGCAGGAATGGGCCCTCGATGATTTCATGAAAAACCCGGTGTTTCTGTGGTCGCACAATTCGTGGGGCGAACCGATCGGCTGGGTCCGCGAATTCGAGGCCAATGCAGAACGCACCGAGACGGTGGCGCGCGTCGAATTTGCGCCGGCCGGACATGACCCTTTCGTCGACAAGCTCGTCCGTGCGGTCAACATGAGGCTGATCCGTGCCGTCTCGGTGGGCTTTGTGCCGGTCGAGATGGAGGATCGCCTCGACGAACGCGGGCGCTGGGACGGATACCGCTTTCTGCGCTCGGCGCTGATCGAACTGTCGCTTTGCACGATCCCGGCGAACCCGGACGCGCTGAACCTCGCGCGGACGATCGACGCCGACCCGAAGTTCCTGCGCGCGTTTTTCGCGGAGGGAAGCTACCGCGCCCGCCAAGCGCTCGCGCCGATGTCGTCCGCGCCTGCCCCGGTGACTGTGGGCTCTTACGTCAAGCGCGACAACGCGATCGCCGAACTGGAACGGTTCAAGTCCCGCAGCTTGCCCGGTGTCTCGGGCGCTAGCCGTTGACGGAAACACGGCTATGAACCTGTCACAACGCATTGCCGCGCTGTCGACCGAACGAGGTCAGATGACGCGGGCTTACGAGGCGGCCCTGCGGCCAGCCCTCGACGAAAATCGCGATCTCAACGACGCCGAGACGACGACGATCGATGAATGCCGCTCGCGCCTGACGATCATCGATCAGCAGCTGACGCACTGGACCGAGGCCGAGGCCCTACTTGCGCGCTCGGCCGAACCGACATCGGGGACGGTGCCCGGAAACCGGCCAGGACAGATCGTCAACCTGCCGGCGGTGCGCAACCATCCGAACATTACGATGCAGCGCCGCGACGCGTTCAAGGGTTGCGAATTCACTCGGATGGCGATCGCCGTCGCGGTCGCGGGACCCTGGAACGCCGCGAACTATGCCGCGATGCGCTGGGGCGACGACGATTTCACCGACCTGGTGCGCGGTGCGGTCCAGACCTGGATCATCCGCGCCAACGTGCCGCCGATGTGGAGCGGGGAAAACGGCGCGGCCGGCGGATCGGGTTTCCTTGTCCGCTTCGAACAGCTGCAACAGGAATTCATCGAAATGTTGCGGCCGCTCTTGATCGTCGGCCGCCTGCCGAACCTGCGCCGGCTGAACTTCAACAATGCGGGGTCCTTGCTGATCCCGCGCCAGACCGGGGGCGTCTCGGGCGGGTATGTCGGCGAGGGCGGGCCGATCGTCGTCAATCGCTTGGCGTTCGGGCAGATGACGCTGACGCCGTCCAAGCTCGCAGTAATCGTGCCGCAGACCGCGGAATTGCTGCGTCGCTCGGACCCGTCGACCGAGATGCTGATCCGCGACGATATGCTCGCCGGGACCGCGCAGACGATCGACAACGTCTTTTTCTCGACGCGTGTCGCAATGCCCAATCCCGCCGGAATTCTGAACGGCATCGTGGCACTCCCCGCCGGGGCGATCCCGGCGCACGATCCCGATGCGGCACCCGTTTCCGCTGTAACCGATGCGCTGCGGGCGATGATCTGGTCTCTGCGCTCGCGCAACGTCCCGATGCTGGCGCCCGTCTGGATCATGAATGCGCGCACTAAGGAATACCTGCGCCTGTTGCGGACAACGCAGGAAATCTTTGCGTTCAAGGCCGAGATCGACGCCGGGACCCTGCTCGGGTTCCCGATGATCGATACCACCTCGATCCCGATCCCGTTTCCGCCAGGAACCGGGCAACAAACCGCCTATGCGCTGATGGACGCCAGTCAAATCATCTGGGCAGACGACATGGGCGCGATGATCGACGCTTCACAGGACGCGACGATCCAGCTGGCCGATGACGTCGTCCAGCCGGTTCCGCCAGGGCCGCCGCTCTCCGGCACCCAGTCGCCGCCGTACTGGTCCGCCTTCCAAAATGACATGATCTTTATGCGTCTGCGGATGTCGCACACCTGGGCTCGCCGCCACGACGTCGCCGTGGCTTGGGCATTGACTGACGAATAGTGCGTTTTGCGCCGGGGGGCGGCCCTGGGTCGCCTCCCATCGCGTCTGAGGGGGTTTTGATGGCTCAACAGTCCTATCGCGTCTTTTACCCGATCCGCTATCAGGGGACGCTCTACGGGCCGCGGGACGGCTTTGATGCAGACGATGCCGATCCGGAGATCATCGCTTTTGCCGAATATGGCGAAATCGCACTGGTCGGACCCGCGCCCGAACCGCCTGCGCAGCCCGGCCCCGGAGAACCCGGAGAACCCGGAGAACCCGGACCCGGAGAACCCGGACCCGAGGATCCCCGACCCGACCCGCATGCGCGCGACACTCTGCGCGATCACGCCGGCGCCGGCCATGTTCCGTCCCGCCAGCCGCCGGCGGCCGGGCCGATGACGACGCACAACGCCCCGACGCGTCCGCCCGTCCGCCCGCGATGAACGTCGTCACCCGCGGCGTCGCCCGCGGGCTCGCCCGGATCGCCCGCTGGATCACGCGCAGCGCATGGTTTCCCGCAATGCCGGTGGGCCATTGGGGGCCGGATTGGTTTCAGCGCGGATATCCGTCGCCGTCCTCGATGCCGCCGCTGTTGACGTTCCCCGCGGTGTTCACCGCGATCGACGGGATTTCCAACGACATCGCGCGCCTGCCGATGCGCCATTTCCGCCGCGAGGCCGGCGAGGTCCTCGAGGTCGAGAATTCCGCAGCGCTGCGCGTTCTCGAAGAGCCGAACGGGTATCAGACCCGCTTCGACTTTATGAAACAGCTGGTCGCCGCGCAGCTGTACCGCGGCAATGGCTACGCCTATGCGATCCGCAATCGCCGTTATGAGGTCGACGAACTGCACAATTTGTGGCCGGACAGTGTCTGGCCGTACCGCGCCGGAACCGAGGTTTTTTATGAGGTTGGGGCGAACCCGCTCGGCGGCATTAACTCGGCCCGGATGCTGACGACGCGCGAATGCTTCCATCATCGGATGATGACGTTAAACGACCCGATTTTCGGGGTGACGCCGCTTGTGTCCGCCGCGCTGTCCTGTTCCGCCGGAATGGCGATCCTGCGCCAGTCGGAACGGTTCTTTAACTCGATGTCGCGTCCCTCGGGGGTGCTGCAAACCGCCGGGCGCCTCAATGCCGATCAAGCGCAAGCGATTAAGGATCGTTGGAATTCCGTTTACAAAGGACCCGAGAATGCCGGCGAGGTCGCCGTCCTGGAGCAGGGCCTCGAATGGAAACCGCTGACGATGACGTCGGTCGACGCGCAGCTGATCGAACAGCTGCGCTATACCGTCGAGGACGTCGCCCGCGTCTATCAGCTGCCGCTGTTCAAGCTGGGCGACTACACGAAGGTTTCCTATTCGTCGACCGAACAGCTGACGCGGATTTACCACTCGCAGTGCCTGGCCGCGCACATGGAATCGCTGGAGGACCGCTTTACCTGGTTTTTTGGAATGAACCCGCGCCAGGAATGGCTCGAATTCGACACGGACGCGCTGTTCCGGACTGAGATGGTGCAGCGCATCGATTCGTTGGCGAAATCCGTCCAAGGCGGGATCCGCACGCCCAACGAAGCGCGGAAATCCGAGGGGCTGAACCCGATCGAGGGCGGCGATACCGTCTACATGCAGGCGCAGATGACGCCTTTAACCATCCTCGAGGCGAAATCCGCAGCACCGCAACCAATCCCGCCGGCGCCGCCGACAACTGCGGCATTGCCCGCGCCAGCGCCGGCCGCCGTCGAGATCGACGTCGCCGCCCTGTCGGACGAACTGATGAGCGAGGTTTTTCGCGATGATCAGCCGCGCCGTCGCCGCCGTCCGCATCTCGCCCTGGTCGAGAGCGGCGAACCCGAACAAAAACTGATCTATGGACGGCGGTCGCGACCTGCCGCGTGATCCGGCCGTCGCCGCGGTCATGCGGGCGATCTCGCCCGTCCTGCGCCAGCTGCGCGCGGATTTCGACGCGCGTCTCGATAGCCTGGAAGCGATCTTTGCCGAACGCATCGGCGGACAGATGCAACAAGCCGCGATGCATCTCGCGCGACTGATCGACACCGAACGCCGCCGCGCCGAGGATGCGATCCGCGATAGCGCCGACGCGGTGCGCCAGCTGGCCGCGACCGTCGCCGCGCAGACGCATTCGATCCCCGATCGGCTGACCGCGCAGCTGGCGTTGCTCCCGAAGCCGCGCGATGGGCGCGACGCGTTCCTGTCGATCGCCGCGGCCTGGGTCGGACGAGTCTATGAACCGGGCGAAATCGTGACGCATCTGTCCGGAACATGGCAGGCGATCAATCGAACTGCCGAGGAACCCGGCCCCGATGCCGCCGCCTGGCGCTGTCTCGCCGATGGGCTCGCGCTGCTCGAGGTCGAACTCGATCCCGCCGATCGCCGCCGTCATATCATCGCCTTTGTGCAATCGGACGGCCTGCGCCGCGAATTCATCCTCGACTTGCCGATCCCGATGCACCGCGGGGCCTATCAGTCGGATGGCGTCTATCAGCTGGGGGACGAGGTCGCCTTCGACGACAGCAGCTGGCGCTGCATCGTGCCGCAAGCCTCGACGGTGCCGGGGACGTCGGAGGAATGGAAACTTGTCGCGCGGCGTGGCGGCCGCGGACGGATGGGACCGCAAGGCCCGCCAGGACAGCAGGGCGAACGCGGTGAAGTCGGGCCCGCCGGCCAGGACGCGCCCGGTCTTGCCGATCTTACCGCCCGCGTCGACCGCCTCGACGCCGCATTGCTCGGCCGGACATCATGACCGTGCCGCCGCCGGCCGGACCCGCGGGGCTCGTTCAGGGCGTCCTCGACCGCGTCTTTGCGTTTATGACCGTGCCGTGGAAAGCCGCGGTCGTCGTCCTGCTGATCATCCTGATCGGGGTGGGCTGGGCATTGTGGCAGGAACGCGATCGCCTGTTTTTCCAGCCGCCGCCCGCGCGCGCCGGGCTCGATCTCGCGCGCATGCCCGCGGAGCTGACGGAATTGCTGCATCAGACCGGGGCTGATCTCGACACCGTTTGGACGGTCGATTTCGGACACAACGCACAGACGTTTGTTACCGCGCAGCAACGCGGTGGGGCCGCCTGGATACCCTCGCCGCGCCGCCTGCCGCTGATCCTCGACACCAGCGATTCGAAAGGTGTTGTCACCCTGTTGCACGGGCTCGGGCTGTGCGGCGACCCCGCGAGTAAGCCGTCGCTGTTGCTGCAACGCTTCGCCGCGGACGGAATGGTTCGCGCCTGCATCGTCGCGATCCGATCGCCGCGCGGGGAGGCACTCGGATTGATCTATTTTGGATGGCGGCATGCCCTCGACAAACCGCACGAGGACGCCGCCCTCGCCGCCGCCCGCGATACCGCCGCAGATTTGGTGCGCTGATGCCGGACGACACATCCCTCGATCTCACGCGCCTTGCCGATGAAGTCGCCGCGCGTCTGATCAGCACCGCGGACGGGCCGCGCGTCAGTTTCACGACGCTCGCGCGCGAATGGGAACCGGGGCATATCCACGAACAGGGGACCGTTGTTTTTCACGAAGGCGGGATCTGGCAGGCGCGCCTGCGGACAGCCTCGCGCCCGGACATCGAGACCGCCGAATGGGTGCTGCTGACGAACGGCATCCGCTTTGTCCAAAGCTATCAGGACCCGGACGATCCGCGCGCTTTCGGCCTCTTGATCGGGTTCACCGGGGGGCGATCGCGGGACCTGCGCTATCGCCTCGCCCTGCCGGTGCACCGCGGACAATACCGCGCCGGGGTGCATTACTGGGCGGGGGACGAGGTCGAGCACAACGGCGCGACGTTCCGCGCGCTGATCGAGGCGCCTGTCGAGCCACCCGGGGGCGAGGGCTGGACCATCATCGCCGCGCGCGGACGACAGGGCATCACCGGAGAACGCGGCCCCAAGGGCGAGCAGGGGGATTTGGGACCGCAGGGCGAACCGGGTGTTCCAGGACGCGCCGGACAGGACGGGCTGCCTGGGGAGCGCGGGCCGCGCGGATTTGGGATTGCCCGCGTCGAGGGACTGCCGGATCAGCCGGGGCTTATTCGCGTCGTCCTCGACGATGGATCGCTGTCCGACCCGATTGACGTGGCGATCATGCGCTACGTCGGACTGTACCGCACCGGTGAATCGTATCGCCGCGGCGACATCGTCCGCCTGGGGTTCGCGCTATGGATCGCTGCCGAAGATACCGAGTCGGTGCCGCACGCCAACAATCCGAACTGGACGCTATTCCTGGTCAGTCCGGAGGTCGGGATCAGCGGCGGCGGCGATCGCGATCAGCCGCCGGACCTGCCGACCCTCGATGCGCGCTATCTGCGGCTGATTGGCGGGACGCTAACCGGACCCTTGACAGTGCCCGACGGGGGACCCCTCGACGTCGGGATCGGCGTGGGAGAAAGCAGCACCGGCCTTTATCGGGCGCCAGCGCAAGGACTGATCGCCACGCATGAGGGCGTGGGGGTGATGCTGTTCGCCCGAACCGGGGCGATCGTCGGGGTCGACCTCAGCATGTCCGGCCGCCGGATCACTAACCTCAACCTGCCGTCCGATCCCGGAGATGCCGCGAGTAAAAGCTATGTCGACTCGCTGGGCGGCGGCGGCAATTTCCTGCCATTGACCGGCGGAACGCTGACCGGCGAGCTTATGATGCTGTCGGTCGATGGTCCCGACATGCCAAATCAGCCGCCGATCAGGTTCAGCATTCGCGGCTCGCAGATTTACTGGGACAACGCTCTGGTGCTGCGCCGCGGCGATGCCGGGCAGAGCGTCTTTATTGAAAACGAGAACGGATCGAACCGCAGTGAAGTCCTAACCCAGCTGCTCGGCGATCTCGCCTATGTGCGCAAAGATTTCGGGGTGATGACCGGGTCGCTGATGGCGATCACCGGAACCGCGGGATCGCCGGGGCTGATGCTGGGCAATAACAGCAACGGATTTCTCGGCCTACCGAACATGGTGCAATTTATGGTCGGTGGCACGCTGGTCGAGGCGTGGACGCCGAGCTCGATATTGCCGCAAGTCGATATCAATATGAGCGGTCGCAAGATCACCTCGCTGGCGACGCCGACCGCTGCGACCGATGCCGCAACCCGAGCCTATGTCGATGCGGTCGCGGGCGGCGGTAATTATCTGCCGCTCGCCGGCGGCCAGATGACCGGCGAAATCTACATGATCGGGACCACCGGGCCGCAGGTTGACGCCGGCGTGAGCTTTGGCGTGCGGCAAGCTCGCATTCATTGGAGTGAGCCGGCTAATTCGCTCATTATCACGAAGGGCGCGGGCAACTACCCTATTGCTGTCAGAGACACGGATGGCAGTAATCAGCGGCCGATCATCGATCAGACGCTCGGCGACGAGCGCTATCTGCGAGTCAGCGGCGACAATGACATGGAGGGGTCGATCTACCTTGGTCCGACTGCCGGGCTGATCTGGCGCGATCCGCTGCCGCCGGGCGGCATCGGCGCCGTCATTTACAGCCAGTCGGGTACAGGAAATGGTCTGGTATTGCGCCGGCCGGCGAACACCGATCACATTTTCTCCGAGCACGCGAGTTCGGGCCTGCGCCTCCGGCTGCTGGACGAGACCGACAGGCTCGCGAACTCGGTCAAGATCGACAACCTCGCGTCTATTCCTCTGACGGTAAATGGACAATGGCTGCAATTGTGGGCGGATTATTTCCGGCTACCGCGCACCGGCAATTCGCGCCTGCTGATCAGTGTTTCAGTCAGTGTCGTCACGACAACGGGACAAATCTGGTATCTCGGCGCACGGCTGATATCGCCTATGGAGCAAGTTGAGCGCCGTGTCTTTATGTATGCTGCAAACCAGACCGCGACATTTGATCTTTACGCCGATGTCGTCGGCAGCGACCCGATAATCGCCGTCGAGATTGCGGGGTTCAGTGACGCTTCACTGCCACCTGGAACCAGCACCATCGGGACCGGGGCCAACCGCTCGCAAATTCTGATCGCTGATCTGGGCCCACGCTGATGGATGATGATCTCACCGCTGTCGCCGACGCTCTCGCCGACGCTCTCGCGCAACGTCTGGGGCCGTCGCAACAGCAGAATGGCCGCCTGATCGGGCTCGCGTCGCCGGCGCCGACCGAACCCGTCGAGATCGTCGAGATCGCGCGCGTCTGGCGCGAAGGGGCGATCTACGAAAAGGGTGCTGTCACCGTCCACGATGGCGGGGTCTGGCAGGCGACGCAACCGACCGCCGTCAAACCGCCAGGACGCACCGGGGAATGGCAGCTGCTGGTTGACGGCATCCGGAACGTGCTCGCCTATCAACAAACCGCGGACCCGCGTCACTATGGGTTCCGCGTCGTCCTGACGTCGGGGAACTGGATCGATCTCCCGGTTCGCCTGCCGATGCCGCACCACCGCGGACCCTACGAACCCGACGAACGCTATGCGCAGGGGGACGAGGTCGAATTCGAGGGCGCGACGTTCCGCGCCCGCCAGGATCGGCCGCCGCACGCGCCAGGATACGGCGACGACGGATGGGACCTTGTCTCTGCACGCGGCGAGCGGGGGTCCCAAGGTCCGACCGGCGAACGGGGTGAGACTGGAATGTGTGGCGATGTGGGGCCGCAGGGCGCGCCAGGGCCGCAGGGAGAACCCGGACAGCGCGGGGTGCAGGGTCGCCCCGGACGTGGCATCCGTGCCGTGCGCGGGCTTGGCGCCGGTTTCGTGCAATTAGTCTATGACGACGACGAACTCTCCGACCCGATCGAGGTTTCGCCGTTCCGCTTCCGCGGGGCCTATGCCACGGGTGCGACCTATGACGACCGCGACATCGTCCGTCATCTTGGCAGTCTGTGGATCGCGCTGGTTCGAACCAACAACGTCCCTAGCGCCAGCAATCCGGATTGGGAATTGTTCCTTTCAGGAGGAGGGGACGCGGCGGCATGACCTGGATCGAGCGCTGGCGCTACACGCGCGCTGAATTGCAGGGCCGCGCGCGCCGGACCCGCGCGCCGACGCTGTCGCCGCTGACACCCGCGGAAATCGTCCTGCATCTGCGACTTGCGCCAGGATCGGAAACCGGACCCGAAAAGGAGCTGCTCGATCGTCTGCAGGCGGCGATGGTCGGACACCTGGAACGCTATGCCTCGATCGCGGTGATGGATCAGGAATGGCGGTTGACGCTGAATTGCTGGCCGCCGCCGGGGGTCGCGCTGGAACTGCCCTATCCGCCGCTTGTCGAGATCACCGATATCAGCATGCCGGACCCTGGTTTCGATCCCGCGGATTTCCTGATCACGGCGAGCGACGTGTTGCCCGGCATCCTCTACCCTGCCGAGGGCCATTTTTGGCCCGGCGGGGCCGGGCGCCAGGACATCGCGATCGCGCTGCGCTGCGGATACGAGGATCCCAAAGATGTGCCGCCCTCGATCAAACAGGCGCTGCTGACGGCGATCGCGACCGGCTACGAAAACCGCGAGTCGCTGTCACAATACAATCTGACGCCAATCCTCGAATTGGGCTGGGAGAACCTGATCATGCCCTACCGCGAAGCGGGGTTTGCCTGATGGCGGAACAGCCGCAAACCGAGTCCGTCTGGGATGAATTCAACCGCTCGATCCCTGATCTGGTCAAAGCGCGCGTCGAATTGGATGCATGGGCGAACGCCTGGGGGATTGTCCTGGAAATCGCCGATCATCATCCGGACGCGACCGCCGCGATGATGGTCCGCGCGTTCTATGTCGCGCTGCGCGACCGTGGGATGTCTGTTCCGTGGCCGCGCCGCTTTGGGAACCCGCCCTGATGCCGCTGCCAAAATCGCCTGCTATCGGAACCCTGCGCAACCTCGCGCTGATCCAGCTGTGGCGCGACGTCCCGGTGGACGACGAGCAGTCCCTGCCGGGGTATGTCGACATCGCCTCGGCCTGGTGCTCGATCGTCGCGACTGCCGGCGACGTGTTGTGGTCCGGCGGGTTCGCGACCGCCGAGCGTCCGACGCATGTCCTGACGATGCGCTATCACGGGGACCTGACGCACGAACATCACATCGTCGTCGCCGGACAGCGTTTCCGCATCCTGCGAGTGCAAAAGGACGATGCGCGCCGCTTTGTCCGCGTCGACTGCGAACTCTATGGCGACGCCTCGATGGTCGCCCGGCCGCCTGCGCTGCTCCCCGTCGCGCCGATCCCGGAGGATTTCTGAAATGCCGCTCGGTCTGCTGTTCTGGGTCTTGATGATCCTGTGGCTCGTATTTGGGTTCTGGCAGTGGCGGCCGAACCTCCCAACGAATTACGCGCCGTTTGGCGGCCACATCCTGTTGTGGATACTGCTCTTTATCATCGGCTGGCGCATCTTTGGCTTTGTGATCCAGGGGTAGGACGGATGCAGCTGTCCGTCAAAATCGACGTTTCCTATGTCCAATTCGACCGCAAAGCGGTGCGCGCCGCGTCGCGCAAGGGCGGACAGCAGATGCGCGCCGAAATCCGCAAGCGCGGTGGCGGCCGCGGGGTGTCGCCGCCAGGATCGCCGCCAGGACGCCGCACCGGGGCATTGTGGCGCTCGGTCTATGGCCGCGCGTCCGCCAGGGGTTACGCGATGGTCGCCGGGACCGCCGCCACGCATGGGCATTTTCTCGAATTGGGGACGCGCCGAATGGACGTCCGTCCGCTCGTTCAGCCCGCGTTCGCCGGCAAGCAAAGCGTCATCATTGGGCTTTACCGCGACGCGATCGGCAAGGGGATCACCGCGACCGTGGGCTCGCCCGGACAGCCGCCGTCCGCCGTCGAGATCGGATGATGGATAAGCCGCACGGCCCGCTGATCTATACGATCCGAAAGGGCGCGGACGTCGTGCCGCGCCGAGTCTTCTATCCGATCGTCGCTGTCTTGATCGTCGGGGTGCTCGGCCTCGCCTTCTACCTGGGGCCGCACTGATGGCCGGCCGCCTCGACATGTCGGACCTGATCGCCAAGCTGCGTCGGTCAACGCCCGCGCGCACTTTCTTTGCCGATCGCGTCGCCGGGGTCGCCGACGAAAACCGCGTCGCCGAATATGCCAACATGGAACCGCCTTGCGCTTATGTCGCCTATATCGGCGATAGCGCCGCCCCCTCCGACGCGATTAACGAGAACGTGCAATGGGTGACGGAAACCTGGGCGATCCTGGTCAAGCTTGCCGCGCACGAAGAAATCCGCGGCCAAGCGCCAGCAATGACGATTCCCACGATCCGCCGCGCCATCTTTAAAGCGATATTCAACTGGAGTCCGACGACAGGTTACACGCTCTTTTCTTATGGCGGTTCCAGCTGTATCGGGATCAGCCGCGACGTCACGATCTGGCGGTTCACCTTCATGACGCGGACGCAAATCGACGAATGCGATGGCGAGACTGAGGAACAATTCGATCCGTTGCCCGCGTTCAAGGGCATCAACGCGATCGTCGACGCGATCGACCCGCACGATCCCGGATTGCCGCCTTCCGAAGAATACCAGGAATATGCCGCCTCGCGTGCGGGGCCGCCGCCGTGGGGAACCGGGCCGGAAGGGCGCATCGAGGCGCGCTTTACCCTCGACAATCTCGACACGATCCCGCCGCCGCCTGCGCCAGGACAGCTACCGCGCAAACCAGAGGACAAGCCGAAATGACATTTCATCCATTGCGCCCGGAACGCGGCGCGCCACTGCGCGAGGATGGGCCGCGTCTCTTTGTCCGACCGCGCGAGGGCTATCTGGTGCGCGACCCGACGACCGGGCAGCCGCTGCGTCCGGAAGGGCAGGAAATCAGACGCCACCGGATTTACTACGAGCGCCGGATCGCGACCGGCGACTGTGAGCGGATCACTCCGCCACCGAAAAAGGGGGAATGACCGATGGCGATCAGTTTCAACAACATTCCGGGGAACCTGCGCGTCCCGCTCGCCTATTTCGAGATCGACCCGTCGCAGGCCGCATCCTATCAGGAAATCACCTATGCGTTGCTGCTGGGGACGCACGATCCGGCGCGCGGTCCGCTTGAGGTCAACCGCCTGACGCGCATCCGCAGCCCCTTCGACGCCGACGGGCAATGCGGGGTCGGGTCTGCGCTCGCGCGCGCCGCCGGGGCGTATTTCCGCAACAATCACTCCGTCCCGCTGTGGATCATCGCCGCGCCCGAAACCGGATACACCGCAGGGGTCGGACGCTTCGAGGTTGGTGGTGACGCGATGCAGGGCGGAACGATCCCGCTCTACATTGGGGGCCGCCTGATCCGGGTCTATGTCTCTGCGGGAATGAGCGACGAGGATGTCGTC